CTATTAGACTGTTAGAAATTGCACAGTCCGCGTCGGCATTACATAATACGCACGAAAAGATAGATGAGAGAAAACAAATGATAGCGGGCGAAAAGCCTGCAGGGTGTCAGTATTGCTGGAACATAGAAGCACTAGGTGATGATTATATAAGCGATCGTCATGAGCGTAACGCAAGTCTCTATAGACCAGAACGTGTTGCAGAGATTGTTGCTGATCCTTATAAACAATACAATCCAGAATACATTGAAATATCGTTCGGCAACGAGTGTAATTTTAAATGCGGATATTGTCACCCACGATACAGTTCAGCTTATTATAAAGAAATCAAGGACCACGGACCGTACACGATGGTTAAGAATCATCGCAATGATATTGATTGGTTTAATCTATATGAAGAAGAAACGAACCCTTATGTTGATGCATGGTGGCGCTGGTGGCCAGAAGTACGCAAGACATTAAACATTTTACGGATAACTGGCGGTGAACCTCTGTTACAAGCGAGTACTTGGAAACTGTTAGACGATCTAGAAAAGAATCCGCTGCCTAATCTAGAACTTAACATTAATAGCAACCTAGGAGTGAAGCCCGTTCTAGTCGATCGATTAGCTGATAAGATTAAACTCCTAAAAGACAAAAAATGTATTAAAAGTTTTCAATTGTTTACTAGCGTAGATACCTGGGGACCGCAGGCAGAGTATATTCGTACAGGATTAGATCTAACACTATGGGAACGAAATTTAGACAAGCTAGTTACAACCGCACAAGTACCTATTAGTCTAATGATTACATTTAATATTCTAAGTGTTACAAACTTTAGACAGTTGCTTGAAAAGATTTTAGAGTGGCGCAGTAAGTACGAAACAAACAAAGACCCAGGACAGGAACGGTTCCGTAATATTCGATTTGACACACCTTACTTAAAAGAACCGCTACAGTATGATATTAACATCTTACCTAAAGAAGATTTTATGAATTATATGTATGACAATTTAAAATTTATCGAAGACAATCTAGTAGACTTAGATAAGACAAAGTTTGGTGTGTTAGAACACGAAAAGTTTAAACGCCTAGTCAAATACATGGAGACTACTAACTATAGTCCAGAGAGAATAGCAGAGGGTCGTAAAGATTTTAAAGCATGGTTTACCGAATATGATAAGCGTAGAGAGACTAACTTCCTTGCTACGTTCCCTGAATACGAGAAATTCTGGAATGAATGTAGCATTTGAAAACCTAGCTGAAGAAAACAACTTCATCGACTGTCCCGATATGAATAGATCCGGCTTTAGGAGATTTGGTCCAAGCCCGATGATCACTACACTATTTAGAAAAGGACACAAGTGGGTTGATGCATCCAATACAAAAGAACTTCCTCACTATATAATTCCTACAGGTGTTAATCATAGCCCGCTTGACTGGGCCGGCACGACAGGTAACTCTATTTTAGATAATTTGTCTCCTGCATACCTGTCTGATTTGCGCAATAAGAAATCACTATTAGTAGTCGATCAATCACACGAAGGATATCAAACACCGTGGTTATGGGATTATTTTCATAGCGACTGTGGAGCACACAATATAGATCCTAGATCAATCGTATATGTCACAGGGAATGCTCTTGCTCCTGAGCAGTACAAACAGTATTGTATATCAAAGAATATTTCTAAACAACTTAAAGTAATTGCCTATGAACATTTTAATTTAGATGTAAGGTTTATTGCTCAACAACGAAAGATACCCCTTACATGGAAAGCGCAAATAAAATACAAAAAATCACATCCAATTAAAACTTACAACTGCCTTAACAAAAGATTGCGTCCGCACAGGATTTGGTTTTACACAGAGCTATATAAACACGGGCTGTTGGCTGACGGATTAGTATCTATGAACCCGTATAATCCTGTTCCGATAGCTATCGATGGGCAGACTACTGTAACCGATATTAAATTATTAGAAGATGCGAATAAAGTGTTACCATTAGAGTTGTACGGAAAAAGTAATATAGAACATTCAGATAATTTCTATATTAGACGTATATTAGATCAAGTATATCTAGATAGTTGGATTAGCGTAGTAAGTGAGCCCATATATGCAGATGCAGATCAGAGCGTATTCTGTAGCGAGAAGATTTTTAAAAGTATTGCGAGTTTCCATCCGTTTATTATTGTAGGTGGACGTGGCAGCTTGAAAAGATTACAAGAATTAGGATTTAAAACGTTTGACGGATTTATCGATGAAACATACGATACGTTACCATCAGATGAACGGTTTGATGCTATAATCAATACACTTAAAAAAGTAAATGATATCAAAGATAAACTTAAATGGTTTGAATCGATGAAAGATATCTTAGTTCATAATTATAAGTTATTAATGAAAGAGAAAAAACCACACGCAGCCGAAGAACTAGAAACATACTATAGAGAGTATTTTAATGTACGACATTTTTTTTATAAGTTATGGTGAGCCAAATTGTGAGGCTAACTGGGAACGTGTGAAATCACGCTTCCCCCATGCCAAACGAGTTAAGGATGTTAAAGGAATACACCAAGCCCACATGACTGCGGCTAAACGTAGTTTTACTCCTATGTTCTGGGTAGTCGACGGTGATGCCGAAATACTAGACTCATTTAACTTTGACTACAAAGTTTGGGAGGGAGATTATGATATCGTCCACGTGTGGCGCAGTCGCAATCCATTAAACGATTTAGAATATGGATACGGCGGAGTTAAACTACTACCAAAAAAACTAACATTAGAATTAGATACTTCTAAAATAGATATGACAACCAGCATCGGATCTAGATTTAAACCTATGCCAGAAGTTAGCAACATTACAGCATTTAACACAGATCCATTCAGTACATGGCGCAGTGCCTTTAGAGAATGCTGTAAGTTAGCCAGTCGAGTAATTGACGGGCAGATTAATGAAGAAACAGAATATCGACTGAATGTTTGGAAAACTATCGGAGATGCTGATAGTGTCAAAGGTGCATTAGCAGGAGCGCAGTATGGGCGTGCCAATAAGGATATCCCAGAAAATCTTTTAAAGATAAATGACTATGACTGGTTAAAGGAACAATATGAAAAGACTATTTCAGTGGTTTAAGAATTACTTTTACAATCGCCGTATGAGAAAACGTGCCGAAGAATTACGCAAGTACGACCCGTTTATCTACAAATGATCACTTGGGGAATATCAGCGAACAGCCACAATGCGGCAGTTGCTGTATTTGATAACCAACGACTTGTTTTTGCGAGTGAAACAGAACGCTACAGCGGAATTAAAAACGATCCAGATCTTAACAAAGATCTAGTCTACGAATTAAACTATAAAGGGCTAACTCCAGACAGAGTCGTTTGGTACGAAAAGCCGTTATTAAAAACACTACGGCAGTTAACGGCAGGGCAAGGATGGTGCTACCAAGAAAATAACATCAGCGGTTATCTGCAACGCTATATACAGCGCACACCTATAAAATATGTAAGCCATCACAAAAGCCATGCGGCAGCCGGATATTGTACAAGCGGATTTGACAATGCCTGTATTCTTGTTATGGATGCGATTGGTGAATACGAAACTCTCACGATATGGAAGGGCGAAGGTAATAACCTAACCAAGCAATATAGACTAGAATATCCAACCAGTTTAGGCCTATGGTACAGTGCCATGACACAACGATGTGGGCTAAAGCCAAACGAAGAAGAATATATCCTGATGGGTATGGCAGCATACGGGGATCCAAAAAAATATTTTAAAAGAATTCTACTAGATTTTTTTAGTTTTCCGAATGATGACTGGAACCATATATTCCGTTTAAAAGAAAATCTACATCGAGGATGCAGGAATTGGGCACCTGAGCTTGCAACGGAACAGGATTTGTTTGATATTGCGGCAGCGACACAGGCAGTTTATGAAACAGTGTTTGAGCGAGCATTACAGTATGCACTGCAACTAGTACCAAGTCGTAATCTAGTATTCATGGGCGGTTGTGCGTTAAACTGTGTGGCAAATAAACTAACTGGCAAGTATTTTGATAACACATGGATCATGCCTGCTCCGGGAGATAGTGGTAGTGCTATTGGCGCAGTATATGCCGTAGAACCTCAGTGGCGAATGCAACCACACGAGTTTACTCCTTTATTAGGACATGATATGGGCGGCAATACTCCTAATACTAAGATCGTAAACTATTTAGAAAAACATAAGATATGTGGACTTGCTAGAGGCCCTGCAGAGTTTGGTCCACGTGCATTAGGCAATAGAAGTTTGCTAGCGGATCCTAGAGGTCCAGACATCAAGGAGAAAGTTAATGCAATCAAACAACGCGAACAATTCAGACCATTTGCGCCAGCAATTTTGGAAGAGTTGGTACATGATTACTTCGATATGCCTAGCGGTTGGGATAACAGTAGGTATATGCAAGTCGTCGGTAGTTGTAGGTTTCCTGAGTTATTTCCTGCTATCGTTCATAGGGACGGGACTAGTCGTGTACAGACAGTACCAAAAGA